AGAATGAATCGTGCTTTTGAACTAATGTTATATGATAAAAAATCATATGATGAGTTTAAGAATCAGTTCTCAAAGGAAATGAACATAACTGTCAGGATGGCAGAGAACTATTGGAAGGACGTTAGGACCCGTTTAAAGGAACGATACGCACAGAACCAAGAGGAAATACTATCCGAACAATTAAATCGTCTGTATGACCTTTTAAATCGTTGTAGACTATCAGGTAACCGCAGGGTTGAATCAGAAGTTCTTAGGGACATAACAAAAATATTAGGAATGGAATCTCCAAAGAAGATAGATTTAACTTCAGGTGGACAACCCATATCAATTAATATTAATATAACAGAGGACTAAAAAAATTTACTAATAACGTTAGTAATGTTTCGTTTTTGACTATGCAGATAATACAAGGAGATAGTTTAGAGGAGTTAAAGAAGATAGAAAGTAATTCTGTGGACCTTGTTGTCACGTCACCACCATACAATAAGAACTATTGGTTGAGGAACAGGAATCAGAAAGGTAAACGTATTATTACATACGATACGTTTTCAGACACGTTAGAACCTCAGGAGTACATTCGTACTCAAAAGGAAATATTAGATGAACTGGTGAGAGTTATTAAACCCACAGGGTCCATCTTCTATAACCACATAGACATACTTCACAAACATAATACCATTCACCCATCATATGTGTATGAATATAATGTTAAACAAGTTATAGTTTGGGATAGAGGTAACACACCAAAGTTAGATAAGAGTTATTTCTTACCAACAACTGAATGGATATTTTGGATTAAGAAGAGTTGGGATAGTATCCCTTACTTCAACAAGTCCCTTGCTACACATAAGAAAAGTATATGGAGAATAAATAAGGAGAAGAACAATCCACACCCTGCACCATTCCCTGAGGAGTTAGTGGAGAACATAGTAAGAAGTTCTTGTCCTGAAGGTGGACTAATACTTGATTGCTACAATGGGTCAGGGACCACAGGGGTGGTAGCACAAAGAAATAATATGGACTATATTGGGATAGATATATCAGAACAATATATACAGATGACCAAAGATAGATTATGGAAATAGATATTAATCTAACAAAGAAACAATCTCAAGCGTGGAAACTCTTGATGGATGATAAAACGAATATTGTTTTATACGGAGGTTCAGCTGGTGCAGGAAAGTCTTGGTTGGGTTGTCTATGGGTTACAACACTTTGTTTAAAGTATAATGGTATTAGATGTTTAATTGGTAGAACAGTATTACAACAATTAAAACTAACAACCCTTAATACTTTGTTTGAGGTTCTACAACAGATGGGATTAAAATCAGGGGAACACTATGTCTACAATGGACAATCCAATGTAATAACATTTAACAATAAGTCTGAGATTATATTAAAGGACTTACAATTCCAACCATCAGACCCCAACTTTGATTCATTAGGAGGTATTGAGATTACAGCTTGTTTCATTGATGAAGCAGCACAGATTAGTTACTTAGCATATAACATACTCAAATCACGTATAAGATTTAAACTAACAGAGTATAAATTAGAACCAAAGATGTTAATGACTTGTAACCCTGGTCAAGTATGGTTGAAGAAAGAGTTTTACATTCCATATATACAGGGAACCTTGACAGTTGACAAAGCATTCATACCAGCATTACCATTAGACAATCCTCACTTACCACCATCTTACATTGAGATGTTAAGGTCATTACCACCAGCACAAAGACGAAGACTACTTGAAGGAGATTGGAATTATATGGAAGAAGACGATAGTCTATTTAACTTTGACCACATATCATCATCGGTATTTAAAAACATTCCACAAGGAGATGATAAGAAATATTTGTCAGTTGACGTAGCAAGGTTTGGTGGTGACAGGTCCGTAGTAGTGGTTTGGAGTGGACTGGTTGCATTAGAAGTTAAAGTCTATACCAAACTATCAACCACAGAATTATCTACCGAAATAACGGATATAATGAGAATGTACGGAATCCATCCTACAAATGTAATTGTGGATAGTGATGGCGTTGGTGGTGGAGTAGCAGATCAGATTAGAGGAACAAACTTTGTGAATAACTCTAAAGCATTACACGAACAGAACTTCATCAATTTAAAGTCCCAATGTTATGTTAAATTATCTGAACTATTTAAAGATGGTAAGATTAGTATTAATATAATGGAACCATCAGTAGTTGATGAACTAACACAAGAACTATTAGCTGTCAAGCTAAAAGATATAGATAAAGATAATAAGGTTGCAGTAATGTCCAAAGATGAGATGAAGAAGATACTCGGTAAATCACCCGATTTATCTGATGCATTTATGATGAGGATGTATTACGAAATAAAGAATTTAAAATCGACTGGCCGATATGCCATTGCATTTGCATAATATGAGAAATATAAAATTTGAATTAAACGGGATTGAATATAAAATACCACACGTTTTATCTATTGGTAACTACGTAAAGATATTCAAGATTAAAGGATTATTTGAGGATGAGTACTTTGCAACAAAGTTAATTAACATAATGACTGGTGCAGATGTAAAAGATTTGGATGCTGCACCTCGTGATGAAATACAATTCATTACCAATCAGTTAATGAAACTAATCCCTGTTGAGAAACCTGCGTTCTCAGATAGGTTTACATTGGATGGTATTGAGTATGGATTTATTCCTGAATGGAAGAAGATGAGCTTTGGTGAGTATGCTGACTTAGATACATTGATGACCAAGAAACCTGAGGAGATGATTGACTATATTCATATCATTACAGCAATCTTATACAGACCAATCATTAAATCCAAATCAAGTCACAAGTTTACAATTGAGAAATACAATCAGGAAACTATGGAAGAACGAGCCGAATTGTTCAAAGAGAAATTAGATGTGGAGTATGCTTTAGGTGCTCAGTTTTTTTTTATTCAATTCGCAAAGAACTTTTCAAACTATACCCCAATATCTTTGATACAGAGGATGAAGATGGAATGGAATGGGATAAAGTTCGCTTGGAGGAACAGGAAGAAACTATGGTTGCTACTTTCGAAAAAACATTTGGATGGTTCGCAGTTCTCAATAGAGTTGCAATTGATGATGTTACAAGACACGATGATATTATCACAAAAAGCGTTATTGAAATACTCAACCAACTCAGCTACCTCATTGAAAAAGACAAAGAATTAATAAGGTTACAGAAAAAAGCACAACAAAAAGGATAATTTCAGAACACGTTATGAACAATTTTATATTTAATATTAGGGAATGAACATAAATTATAAACAGATATTGACCTATTTCAGCAGTATTGCTTACCATAATCCACAGATTAAGTCTTTTGGGTTCGGAGATATAACGCAATGTACGAATGATATTGAAACAAAACAGGAACCACAGTATGAAAGAATGTATGTGGTTCCTGGTCAGGTCACATTAAATCAAAATGAGATACATTATAATTTTGACATTATCATAATGGACAGAATTGAAGATGACTTATCTAACTTGGAGGATATTATGTCTGATACAATGGAGACAGCCAAAGATGTTTGGACCATATTCTATCAATCATATACAGCACAACAAGGTAACTTTGCACGTATAATTCAAGGAGAGTGGGAACCTAACTTAGTTCCATTTCAAGAAAGGTTTGAAACAATATTAGGTGGATGGACATTACAGATTAGTATGGTTGCACCATTTGATTATAACTCTTGTGTTGTTCCCGATACATTTAGTTTCCCACAAGATGAATCATTCTCAAGTTACTTTCAAGTAATATCAGATTGGAGAAGTTTTGCTAATGGTCACGCACAGATTAGAAGTTTTGGATTTGGGGATTATACACAACTTACCAACGATATAAAAACAAAGGTTGAACCATTATATCCAAGATTATATTTTGTACCTGATAATACAAGACTTAGTCCTAACCATATGCACGTAACTTGGAAAGTTATATGTTGTGATAGGATTGAGAATGACTTATCAAATCAACAAGATGTACTATCAGATACATTAGAAATTATGAAAGACTTATTTAGTTACGCATATTTATCTGACTACGACGCTGATTGGGATTCAGCACTTGAACCTTGGTTAGAAGAAACAGAAACAATACTTGGGGGATGGACAATGACATTTAGCATCCAACAGAAATTTGACTATAATCGTTGTGTACTTCCTGAATTACCATTCACTAATTTAACTTGGGAAGAATTAAATGAGTTATGGAAAGACGTAAATGATAAATGGAAAAACACTTAAACAAACACAAATATATACTTATATATGGGACAATTAACTAATTTATACGTAAGTGAATCCTATCAGGGATTAATCAAACTTGCAAACTCAGCCACAGGAGTTACTAGTACATTACAGTACACTCAGGATGGTTTGGGGAATAACTTACCTCTCCAAATATCAACATCATCTGTTAATATTTCAGGTTCATTTACTGTAAATGGATTACCTGTTCAAGCAGATACTGGTTCATTGGTAAGTACCGCATCATTCAATGCCTATACATCTTCAAACAATAGTAAGGTTAATTCATTGATTGCAGCAACAGGAAGTTATGCAACTACAAGTTCATTAACAACATTATCAGGTTCAATAGCAACAACCGACTTAGCACAAAACAATAGACTAACTTCAATTGAGGGTATCACTGGTTCACTTGCAACCACATCATCCTTAAACTCATATACATTAACATCTTCATTCAATTCATATACATCAAGCAATGACAATAAAGTTAACTCACTTATTAGTGCTACTGGTTCTTATGCTACTACTTCATCGCTGGCTGCGGTATCGCAAAGCATAGCATTAACTGATTTAAATCAGAACAACACAATTGCAGGACTTGCAACAACAAGTTCAGTTAATACTAAATTAGATACAGGTTCTTTCAATTCATATACGAGTAGTAATGATAGTAAAGTTAATTCATTAATTAATGCAACAGGTAGTTACGCAACCACAGGTTCAAATAACTTTATTGGTCAACAAAATATATTTTATGCTGGTACTGATGCATTATATGTAAGTGGTGCTAGTCAAAGATTTAGAGGTAACTCATTTAGTGTTGAAGATAATACTGGTGTAACTAAATTAAATGTAAGTCCCGCAGCAAATGTAATTGCGGCAAGTATGCCAATATCTGCAAGTCAAGGTATTACAGGTTCTTTATTTGGAACAGCATCATACGCAACACAAGCATTATCAGCATCTTTTGCACCTGACACAACTAATACAGGTTCATTTGCAACAACAGGTTCAAACGTATTTCAAGGTCTACAAACAATATCAGGAAGTTTAATTGTTACAGGTTCAATCACAGCATTGTCTGCATCAATTACTTACTTACAAACAGTATATCAAACATCATCTATTATATTCTCAAGTGGTTCAAACATATTGGGAGATGAGGCAGGTGATACACAAACATTAAATGGTGTAGTTAATATCCCATTAGGTAACTTAAATGTTACAGGTGCAACAACATCATCATTAGGTTTCTTTGGTAACTTACAAGGTACCGCATCATTTGCAACCAATGCATTAAGTGCATCACATTCTGTAAACTCAAATACTTCTATTTCGTCAAGTTTTGCACAAACAGCTATTAGTTCAAGTCAAGCATCTAATGCAGTAAGTGCATCACAAGCACAGAATGCAGTAAGTGCATCACAAGCACAGAATGCGGTAAGTGCATCACAATCAACTAATTCAACTTCAGCATCATTTGCACAAACAGCAATTAGTTCAAGTCAAGCAGAGAATGCAGTATCGGCATCATACGCAACCAATGCATTAAGTGCATCGGTTATATATGTTCAGAACACAAGTGCAAACCAACCACACAAAGTAACATTTATTGATTCATCTAATACTACAGGACAATTACAAGTTGATAATGATTTTACATATAATCCAAATACAAATATATTAAATGTAACGGCATCTTTTGCACAGAACGCAATATCAGCCTCACAAGCACAGAATGCGGTATCTGCATCATATGCACCATCAGTTGCACCAATAGGTGTAATTACAACAGGTTCAATAGCAACAACTCAATCAATCACAGGTAGTTTAATACTTGGTAATACAGTTATATCAGGTTCATTAATTGGTGGAACAGACAATAATGGTATTATAAAAATACAATCACAATTAAATACATCAAGTAGTTTATCAATACCATTTGGTTATATATCAAGTTCTAATCCTGATATACAAACCAACATAATATTTGGTACTGTTACAGCAGCATCTGGTTCAGGTTTATTTACTAATAATCAAACAGGTTCAATCGTTATATCAGGTAGTAATAATATATTATTAGGTGGTGGTAATAGAACAAGTACAATAGTTACGTTTGGTAGTTATGGGTATATTGGTGGCACTGGTAATGTTGGTTCAACAATACCAACATTAAACACAGCGTCATTATTAAGACCAACCATATCCACTAACGCATTACAGGCAGGATTATTTTTAAATTTTACAACAAGTTCATTAACGGGACCATCTATATCAAATAATTTAATATATGGGTCAACAACAATAAATCATCAAAGTGCTTCATTAAATTATAATAGTAATGTAAATGTTGGTACTGTTACATCAACCGCAAACAATATTGCATTACCATTTTTAACAACAATTCAATCTAACTATTTTGGTAGTACAGGTTTAGTATTAAGTCATTTAAGTTCATCAATAACAGCAATAAATAATATTATTGCTGGTGGTGCATTTACAGTTACTAACTTAGTTTCAAGTTCAGTATCTACAACTAATAATGGTTTAGGATTTTCAAATAACCTTGTAATAGGTCAAAATAATGGTGTTTGGGTATCAGGTTCTAACACAACAAATAGAAGAGCAATACAATCAAATCTTATTGGTGGTCAAACTAATAGCATAACATCATCTCAAATAGGTGCGGATACACATTTAATATCATCAATTGTATTTGGTCAGAACTTAATTGTATCTGCATCACACGCAACTAACGTTGGTGGTACCGCATTTATTGGTAGATATAACGATGCTAGTACATTAAATGATTCACAACAAATAGTATTTGCTGTAGGTACAGGTACAGGAACTTCAAATAGAAGAACAGGTTTATATGTAACATCAGGTTCATTGGTTGGTGTGTCAGGTTCATTACAAGTAATTGGTGATACAAATTTCACAGGTTCAGTTAATATTACATCAAGTCTTGCAAATGCATTGAGTGTAAGTGGAACAATGAATGTTCAAAGAATCCAACTTGATACATCTCCATTTGTGGCAGGTACATTATCAAATCTCGGTGCTATGAGATTTAATGATAATAATACATTTAACATTAGTAACTATGATAAAACTCTTTTCCCATCAGGTGCTTATATTGATTTAACCACTAACACAGGAAGTAATTTTTCTCAGATAAACATATATGCTAAATATGGTGGTGTTGATACTGAAGGAATAAAAGTATCAAACTTTAATGGTTCAACAGACACAACAATTACTACAGATAATACATTTATTGTTGGTAATACAACAATGACTGGTTCATTAAATGTAACTGCAGGTATTACAGGTTCATTAGAAGGTACCGCATCATACGCAACTCAAGCATTGACTGCATCATTTGCATTGAATGGTGGAGGAGGTTCTACTGATACAGGTTCTTTAATGAAGACAGGTAGTGTTGCAAGTAACGTTTTAACTTTTACAAAGGGTGACGGTAGTACATTTAATTTAACAGTAGCCACAGGTTCAGCAGGTTCAACATTCCCTTTCACGGGTAGTGCAATCATATCAGGTTCATTAACTGTAACAGGTTCTATATTAGTAAGTAATGGTACAAATTCAGGTAGTGTAATAACTAATCAAACAGATGATAAAACATTACCAAGAGTAAATAACATTGTTACTTTAACATCAGCAGAATATAACACAATGGCCACAGCATCTACATTGGATGCAAATACATTATATGTGGTTAGTGGTTCAGCGGCAGTATCACCATTCCCTTATTCAGGTTCAATTGTGGTAACTGGTTCAATTCAAGGTAATGTAAACGCATTATCAATTGCATCAAATACAGCTTCATTGGATTTAAATAATGGTAACTTCTTTACACTACAATTGGTGTCAGGTTCAGCAACCCATATCAATCCATCTAATATTAAACCAGGTCAAACAATAAACATATTGTTGAGTACAACAGGTTCAGGAACAGTAAACTTCCCATCATCTGTTAAACAAGTAAGTGGTTCATCATATGTTCCAACTACAACAACAAGTAAAGATATAATAACATTGGTTAGTTTTGATTCATCATCACTATTCCTTGCAAACGTAAAGAACTTAGTATAATATGAATTTCGCCCCATTTGCATTTCAGAATCAAGCGGTAAGTGCAGCACCAGCATTTATACCAACAGACATTAGTGATTTAACTTTTTGGATAGATTTTAATGATGCTACAAAGATGAATGTAACTAGTGGAGTAATTAATTCTATAACTTCATCGTTTGTATCTGCATCTGGTTCTTTACAAACAAATTTAGCACCTCTTGCAGGTTCTGGTAAATGGGTAGTAACTGGTTCATTATCACAACCATCTTTAAATACTGCATTGGTAATTTCACAATCAACAACTTATGGTGCAACTAATTGGAACACAGCTGATGATACTAATATCGTTCAGGGTCCAAAAACAAATACAACATCATATCCTAATGGAGAAACATTCTTCGTAATAAACAGAAGTGTTAATACAAATCAATTAGGTTATATATTAACAAGATTTAATGGTTCAACGGATAGAGGTACAATGTTTAGTGAAAATAGAGTAGCACGTACACCTTGGCAACAAATTGGTGCATATGATTTTGGTGTTTCAGAACCACAATTACAATATTTTGAAACAACTGGTTCAGCAAATCAAATATTAACTAAAGTTAATAATGGTGCGGTAAGAACAATATATAGAGGTTCAACACAAATAGCAACAAACTCTAGTGGTAATGATACACAAGCAAGAACAATGAGACAATTTCATAACATAGGTAGATATGGAACATCAGTTTCAAGCAATGCAGAACAACCACCAATTGGAACTATGTATGCTGAATTTATACAATATAACAGAGTACTTACAACAGACGAAAGGAATAGTGTTTGGAATTACTTATCAAATAAATGGAACATAACTTTATAATATGACTAATTTAGAAAAAATAGAAAATTGGGTAGCAAGTCGTGAAGACATTATAGAATATTTTGACCCCTATCAAATTGAAGAAAATTTATATTTAATAACATTAATGTTTGTTGAAGGTTCAGAATATCGTTCAGGTGGGTATGATGTGACAATAAACGATGACGACACCATAACATTTTTAGACCATTTAAGATAGTATATGCCAGAACAACAATTATATTTAGGAACATCACAATTGGCAGCATCTTATTTAGGTACTATCGCTAGTACAATATATGATAAAGCAACGGCACCAACAATTCCAACTAATGGTTTACAATTATATTTGGATGCAGGTAATGCCTCATCTTATCCTGGTACAGGAACAGTATGGACTGATTTAAGTGGTAATGCAAATACAGGAACATTAACGAATGGTCCAACATATGGTGGTAGTGGAACTGGTGGATATATTGATTTTGATGGAACAAACGATTATGTGAATATAGCAGATTCAGTATCAATAAATCCAACAACAGGAATTTCATTAGTTACTTGGTTTAGAATGGATAGTCCACTTACAGCAAATCAAAACATTATTTCAAAAGGATTCACATCATCAGCGTCACCCTTTATTCAATATTCATTTAAGATGTTTGACAACTCACCATTTAATACACCACAATTTAATCTTGCATTAAATGGTACATTAGTTCAATTAAATGGTGCAACGACAATGTCAACCGCAACTTTTTATATGGTTGCTTGTACATATGATAAAACAACTATGAAAATATATGTTAATAATGTTTTAGATGCTAATACAAGTTCACAAAGCAATAATATAAGTACATATGCAACATCTTTAAGTTTGGGTAGATGGCCAACAGGTAATTCTCAATTCCTAAATGGTCAAATAGCAATGACATTAATTTATAATCGTGCATTATCAAATACAGAAGTTGGTGATATATACAATTTAACAAAATCAAGATATGGATATTAACGAATTAAATGAATTAAGATATGTAATTTATGATTATTCAGAAGTGGATAAAATAAATTTTAATGAAGTTTTAGAAACATCAATTGATACATTAAGATTAT